TTTCTCAACGACCCCGGCCTCACCGCCGGGGTTTTTTATTGCTTCTAGTCCGCTACAGTAGAACAAACTTCAATCGGTTATGCCAGTTCCAGTTCGCGCCATTGACCGCCTCAAGAAGGCAGCCAACCTGGAGCCCGTAAAGAAAGTCGTCACGCTGTCTGACGGCAGCGAGTTTGAGATGTGGGTCACCCCACTGACTGCCGCCGAACGCGAACGCGCTCAAAAGCAGGCCAAGTCCGACGACGCCAGCGCCTTCGCTCTCCAGCTACTGCTTGCTAAAGCATTGGACGAAAACGGCAAAAAACTGTTTGCCGCTGGCGAGATCGATGTACTCAAGAACGAAGTCAAGGACAAGGATCTCCAAGCCTTGATGCTGGCAGTCATCACCGATGACGGCGAGGCCATCGATCCAAAAAACTAGCCGCCGAACTCCGCAAGGACAACTGGCTCATGCTCCAATTTGGCGTCGCCAAGGAGCTGGGCCTGACGCTTAGCGAAGTTCGGAACAAAATGACCGCCGAAGAACTGATCGGCTGGAGCGCCTACTTCCAAATCCTCAACGAGGATCAGAAAAAGGAAATGGAGAAAGCCAAACGCCGCCGCTAACCCCGGCGGCTTTTACTGCGTAAACTGAAGTACCGGATTAAGCGTGGCGCCGTGGCCTACAGAGCTGATATTGAGATCGCCGTAAGAGGTGCTGAAAAACTTAACTCACTTAAAAAAGAACTCGATGCTGCATCTACGGCGGCAGATCAACTAAACAAACAATTAGGGCAAAATGCTGCTGTAAGTAGTTTAAACAGACTAAATAATGTAACGGCTCAAGCTGCATCAGCTATGCGATCAGCGGCAACTGGTACGCAAGCTCAGACAAAAGCTATTGATGCCTACGTACTAGCTTTAGACGAAGCACAGAGGGCTGAAACAAAGCTGCAGCAGTCTATACAACGTAGAAGAAAAGAACTAGGGTTAGCTACACAAACAACGAAAGAAGCTTCTAAAACACGAACACAGCGCCTTTCAGGAGTTGCCCTTGGCGCTGGTTTCCCACTTTTATTTGGAGGAGGCCCTGGCGCAGTTTTAGGTGGTGCCGCCGGCGGTTTAGTGGGCGGTCCAGCGGGCTTTGCCGCTCAAATTGCTCTTAGCGCCATTGGCCAGCAGTTTGACAAACTAGGCGCACAAGCCATAACGCTAGGACTAGCTTTAAACCCTCTAACATTTGATTTAGATGACGTAGCAAAAGCTGCGGGTATCGCAGGTACCGACACAGAAAGATTTTTAGCTCAGATTGAGCAGTACGGAGGCAAGACCGCTGCTGCTGAAGCAGCGACTGAATTGCTAGCTAATCGAATCGGAAAAGACGCAACAGACGCTTTAACTAAGTTCGGAAAAGAAGCTCAAAACGTAGGTAACCAGATCAGCATTATCTTTACCAAGGTTCTCGCAGCTATCGCCGCTGCTGCGGGACCGTTGTTAAGTGCCCTCGGCTCAAGCCTTGAGCGACTAAATGCAAGCGGAACCTTCAGAAGACAAGAAGGCTTGACAGGTAAAGAAGCTATTGCACAGCAAATTTTAAATAAAATTGTAGCTCGAGGAGCAGGTAAAGGACAGGCTACAGCGGAGATAAAGGAGCTGGGTAGACAGCTTGGAGTAACAGGATCGACTAGAGATATAGTCGCAAAAGCTAGAGACATAGCAGTTAAATCCACAAGAGAACTTAACGCAGCTAATGATGCAGCCCTCGAGCTACAAGCTACCCAGCTAAAATCCTCTCAAGAAAGAGAAAAAAGCGCAGCAAAATTAAAGGAGGAGCTAGCTAAATTGCAGATTAAATACACTGAACTACTAACTATAAGCCAACTAGACCTTAAAATTCTTAAAGAGACCGATCCGATTAAACGTCTGCGCTTGGAGCAGGAAAAAGACATTCAACAAGTTTACAATAAGTACGCACAAGATCTAGAAACAGCTAAAGGTACACAAGCAGAAAAACTAATTTTAGAAACTCAAGCTAACGAAATTGCTGGTATACGCCTTAAGACAGAGGAAGCCATAACTGAGGAGTTTCTTAAGCAGTATGACGTAATTAGCCGCTTTGACGACGATCTTTTTAAAAAATTAGAAGGATTAAACGGTAAGCCAGTAACAACTTTTGCTTTCTCGGGAGATTTAAATCTGGATCCGAATGATAGAGCAGAGAAAAAATTGGACGACATGAACCAGAAACTTAAAGAGCTTACAGACCCCATCAACATGGCAGAACGTGGCGCTTACGCTATTGGTGACGCGTTTAACACCGCGTTTATGGATATACTTACAGGTGCTGCATCAACAGAAGAAGTTCTGAGCAACTTGTTTGCTGATATAGGTAGATCTTTTACACAAATGGCCGTAGATATTATCACGCAGATGATAACTATGTACGCTTTCCAGCAGTTGCTAGGTATTTTTGGCGCTTCCAGCGGCGGCTTATTTAGTGGCGCCGGTCCCGTGTCGGGATCAAGTGCTTCCAGTGTCATTTTTAATCCCGCCGCATTTGGTTATGCCGAAGGCGGTTACGTCACTGGCCCAACTAACGCAACCATCGGTGAAGGCTCTAGCAGCGAGTACGTCATCCCGGAAAGCAAAATGAGTGGCGCCATGTCTCGCTGGAACTCCGGCGTTCGTGGTGACGCACTGGTCAGCGGTGCCGAGCCAACAGGCGGTGCCGGCGGCGTTGCCCTTGCAGAAGCCCCAACCAACATCGTTGTCGAAGGCGGCGTACTCAACTTCAACGACAGCCAGTACATCCGCCAAGACCAAGTGCCCTCGATCGTCAAGCAGGCATCGGCAGCTGGCGAAGCCATGGCTCTCCGTAAGCTGCAGATGAGTACCGCAACCCGCAGAAGGCTTGGTCTCTGATGGAGCTAGCACTAGGGCACTACCTGACGTTCACTACCCGCGACGGTGAAGTGGTCGCCAAGTACCAAAACTTCAACATCAAAGAGACCGTTGACGGCTACGGCTTTGCCCCGTTCGGCTTCAGCGGAATGACAGTCAACTTCAAGGGCGACAACGTTGACGCCACGCTGGTGTTCCCAAACGACCCACTGACCAGAAACTGGGTGACCACAGCAGTCCAAGCATCGTGGCTTGCCGAAGTCGAGGTCAGGCTGCTGGATCCTGACGACCGCACCCAATCAGAAATCGTACATAACTACGTCGGGCAAGTCAGCGAAGGCGGCTGGGACGAAGTTACCGTCAACCTGACCATCAACACGGTGTTGGATGCGGTGCAGGGCATGGTTCCAGCGCGACGCCTAACCAAGGTTCTTGTCGGCAACCTTCCAACGTCCAGCAATGTCAGTCTCCAGTAGCTGCCTGGATTTAATCGGTCGCCCTTACCGACTCGGCGGCGGCGACGGCACCATCGACTGCATCCAGATGGTCTACGAAGTGCTCAGCAGGCTGGGGATCCCGACGCCCTCGTTCCAGGACAGCTGGTACACAGACAGCCGCTTCACGATCAGCCGGGCTTTGCTGAACTGGGGCAAAAGAGTTGAAGGGGCTATCTACAATGGCGATGTTGGGATCACCACGGATTCCGAACCAGTGTTTTTGGTGGCATGTCACAACGGCGTTCTCTACATCAATCGACACCTAAACGCCGTGGCTTGGTGCCCTATCGGAAAAATTCAAGCACGCTGGTTCCGTTACTGCCCTACGAAAAACAGCTAATTGAGCTGCTGGGCTGGACTGAAGAGGAATATCGATATTTTGCAACGCAAGTAGCAATCAAGGGTGTTCGACGCCCAGCCGAATACGATTACATCCCGGATATAAGAAATGAAACTACCAGTATGACATTGGCAATCATCAGCCTTGTGGTTGGTGTTGCATCTACAACTCTTTCGCTTGTACTTAAACCGGACATTCCGTCTGTTGATACTGCATCAGAAGCAGTTACACCTAAGGAAGGCACCACTTACGCGCTCGACAACCTGACTGGAACGTCACGTTTTGGCGCAACATCAGGTTTCGACAGTGTCGCTCAGTTAGCCGATTACGCCCAGCCGATTGCAGTTATTTTTGCCAAGCGGGAAGACGGTGTCGGCGGAGTTTTAGCTGCACCTCAATTGGTGTGGTCTCGTGCCTTGAGTTATGGCAACGAGCAGGGAATCAAGCTGCTATTTATTGTCGGCGAGGCTGGCAAAGATGATGGCCTAGCTCTTCCAGATCTGACTGGCATCTTTTTGGGCAACACGCCACTTGACGCGCTCAACCCATATAAATACGCCTTCTACTGGAACCAAAACACCAACATCAACGGAAGGATCCTGGCGAAGAACTTTGCCTACGGAACCCGTGGCACACCTTCTGCTGGCGACACCCAAGGCAATGATGACATCTTCTTAGTGCCCACCGCCAGGGGCAAAAACCCAGATTTCTGTGGGGCGTTCTCGCCGTCATCCTCAACCGCCTTTGGTTGCTACGCGCCAATTCCAAACGGCACGGGCTATCGCGTCAACTTCCAGCTGCAACCTTTCCCTCACAGGGAGGACGCAAACGTCGCAGAGGAGGATGAGAACTGGAACGTCAAGATGAA